AACGAGGAAAAAATGACTGATACAAACATCCTGGCCGCAATGGTTAGTGGTAGTTTTGTAATGATGCTTGTCATCTTACAACCACTACTTAGTTAAACAAAAGGGGGGAGGCGAGAAATCGCCTTCCCTATATATTATCATGAAGGCATATATGATTGCCGACCTGAACAATCCAGTGTCGGTCAGATACACCGAGATTGCATTAGAGTCTTGGTCAAAACAAGATTTACTTGACATTGAAGTCATTCAGTGTTATACTCCAGATACAATATCAGAATTAGAATCACTCTATAACTGGAAACCCTTGCTTCATGGAATGCAGAAGGGTAAGATGAGTTCTCCGTCTGAGAGAGCTGGTGATATATCTCACTGGCAACTCATCAAGAAACGGGCAGAGAGTAGAGAGAGGTTCTATGTAATGGAACACGACTCATATCTACTTGATGCGGATGAGTTCAAGAGGCAGTTTGACTTTACGATGGAACATGGATTATCATATGCAAATCACGGACTATTCATGTCTTGTTATTCCTTCTCACGAGTTGCAGCAATCTTTATGCATGACTTGTTAGTAAATCAAGCGTTTCCACTGAATGGTGGCCCTTATGGGTGTGTGGAGAGACTGGTCAAAACATACCTCTCGAACAATCGTGAGAACTGGGGAAGATATACATGGATGTGTCATCACCCCAATGTTCAACACGTCAATGTAGGACGAACTAGCGAGGAACTGTTCCAAACATATAACTTCCCCGCAAAGACCAGTCCGTTCAAACTAGCATCTACCCAAGTCATATCCAAGTCCTTTGGTATCACTCAACAACATGACGGGATGAAAAAAGACCCTTGGGAAAGACATCAAGGTTTCAAAATTATTGATTGACTTTATATGATTATTCGTGTATAATGTAATTATATCATGAGGTGAAAATATGAAATTCTATACGTCTGTAGAAAGATATGGTAACTCGATACTTTATCGTGGATACCAAGATGGGGAACGCATCAAGAAACGTGTCCCATTCAAACCAACACTATATGTCACGGGTCAGTCTGAATGGAAGACTCTTGACGGTAAAGAAGTCGCTCCGATGTTATTTGACTCGATGCGTGATGCGACTGACTTCATCAAACAATATGAATATGTGCCCACCATGAATGTCTATGGTATGAACAACTTCATCTATCAGTATATCACTGAGAACTTTCCTAACGATATCAAGTTTGACCCCAAACAGATTGTTGTCTCTACGATTGATATTGAGGTTGAATCTGATGAGGGTTTCCCCGAACCAGACAAAGCTGACTATCCTGTCATCTCTATCTGTATCAAGTCTAGTAAAGAATCCTTCTATCGTGTCTGGGGTCTGGGTGACTATAACCCTGAACTAAATGACAATGAAGTCTACTATTTCAAATGTGAGAATGAATTAGAATTACTCATGCGATTTCTGGACTACTGGTCATCGAATGGTATACCTGATGTAGTCACTGGTTGGAATAGTAAGGGATTTGATATTCCTTATCTGGTCAATCGCACACGTAAGGTGATTGGTGAAGAGTCGGTCAAGCGATTCTCTCCGTGGGGTGTCGTGTCCGCCCGCAAGGTTCGTGCGAACAAGTTTGGTATGAATGAAGTGAATACCTATGACATCATGGGCATCTCACAACTAGACTACTTTGATATCTTCAAGAAGTTTACATACAACACACTTGGACAGCAAGAGTCTTATCGACTTGACCACATTGCGAATGTCGTTCTGGGTGAACGCAAACTTTCCTATGAGGAACACGGTAACCTACACACACTCTATCAACAAGACTACCAGAAGTTTATTGACTATAACATCAAGGATGTCGAGTTGGTGGACAAACTAGAAGAGAAACTTGGTATCCTTGAACTCGCATTTACTATGGCCTATCGTGGTGGGGTGAACTATGAGGATGTTCTGGGAACTACTGCTATCTGGGATAGTATCATCTATCGTCTTCTACATAACCAGAAGACCGTTGTTCCACCCAAGGTTGAGAAACCAAAGGGTGACTATGCGGGTGGTTATGTGAAAGACCCAATGGTTGGTTTGCATGAATGGGTTACCTCCTTTGACTTGAACTCTCTGTATCCAAATATCATTGTTCAGTATAACATGTCGCCCGAGACTGTTGTGGACGGTATAGTTCATACATCGGTAGAACACATGTTGCGTGGTATGACTGAACACGATGGTCAGTATGCGCTTGCCCCTAGTGGTGTTCGGTTCACCAAAGAAAAAGAAGGTGTCATTCCCAAAATCATTCGTCAGTATTATAGTGAACGCCGTGTCATCAAAGATGAGATGTTGAAGGCACAACAAGAGTATGAAGAGACACCAACAGGTGCTTTGTCTAATAAGATTTCCCAACTTGATAACCAACAGATGTCAATCAAAATCCTCATGAACAGTCTGTATGGTGCGTTGGGTAATAGATGGTTTCGTTACTTTGACCAAAGAGTTGCGGAGTCCATCACCCTTGCGGGTCAGTTGTCAATCAAATGGGCAGAACGCGCAGTCAACAAGGAAATGAATAATCTTCTCTCCACAGACGATGATGACTATGTCATTGCCATTGACACTGACTCGCTTTATATCAAGATGAGTGATTTGGTCAAGAAGTTTGACCCCAAAGACCCTGTGAAGTTTCTAGATAAGATTTGTGCGGAACACTTTGAGAAGGTTCTGGAGAAGACCTATCAAGAACTTGCGGACTATACCAGTGCGTATGTCAATCGTATGGAGATGGGTCGTGAGGTAATCGCTGACCGTGGTATCTGGGTCGCAAAGAAACGTTACATTCTCAATGTTCATAACTCCGAGGGTGTTCAATACGCAGAACCCAAACTGAAGATGATGGGTATTGAGGCTATCAAGTCATCCACACCAATGGTTGTGCGTGATAAAATGAAAGAGATGTTTCGTATTCTGGTAAATGGTTCTGAGACAGAAACACAATCGTTTATTCGTGACTTCCGTGTTGAGTTCTCATCTCTGCCCGCCGAGACTATATCGTTTCCTCGTGGTGTGTCTGATGTAGACAAATGGAAAGACCGTAAATCAATCTACATGAAGGGAACACCTATTCATGTGCGTGGTGCGTTACTATATAATCACTACACCAAGGATATGCCTCGTTATGAAACTATCAAGAATGGTGAGAAGGTGAAGTTCTGTTATCTCAAGACACCCAATCCTATCAAGGAAAATGTCATCTCATATCCTGTCAATCTGCCTCGTGAGTTGGCTCTTGACAAATATGTGGATTATGACAAGATGTTCTCCAAAACATTTCTTGACCCACTTGAACCAATCCTTGATGCGGTTGGTTGGGAATCAGAACCCAAAGCACAGTTGGATATGTTTTTCGCATGAGTGAATCATTTGTATATCTTTGGTATGATTCGAAGAATCGTATGTATTATCTGGGCAAACACAAAGGAACGCCAGATGATGGATATACACATTCGTCTACAGTCATGGAGTCGTTCAAATCAAACGAAGTTCCTCCCTATATGAAACGCAGAATTCTCGCGTATGGCACAGATAAGGAAATGGTTGATTTAGAGACAAAACTTCTTGAGAACAGAAAGGAACGATGTTGGGATAGATATTACAATGTTAAATGGAATACAAAGGCAATTGGGTCTCTTTACAATGTCTTATCTGAAGAAGGTATAAAATTGTGGAAAGAAAGGATGTCACTTGCGCATAAAGGAAAACCTAAATCAAATAAAGATAATTATCAGTGGAGTAACACAACACCACCAGAAGAAAGAAAAGAAAGATTCGGGCGACCACTGGAAAATAACGGTATGTGGAAAGGTGGTATCTCAATAGGGGATAATAAAAAAGACTACTTTGAAAATGACTATGATGACAGAAAGAAACTATGTAAGGAATTGATAGAACAAGGACTATCTTATTATGAAATAAAAGAAAAACATAAGAGAGCCTTAATTGGTTATCCTTATGCATTATTGCCTCAAGAGATAAAGGATAGAAAAAACGATATAAACAGAGAATCACAGAGAAGAAGAAGAGAAAAAAAGAAACTTGAGAAGGAACAGTCCAACTCTACATCACTAGATGGGTTTATGTCTTGACAAATCTCGCTAAGTGTGATATATTAACATAATGAAATATTCTCTGACTATATTCAAGAATACGTTTGACAACAAGACTCATCGTGTTCAAGAGTTCGACTCTTGGTCTGCGTTTGAGGACTTGTTGTATTCTCTGTCACAACAGAAAGGTGAAAAAGGTG